TGGCGTTGCTCAAACTGTTAAAGCTGGCATTACTTGGCCGCCTAACTTGCCTAAGTTCATTGAGCTTTGCGAAGGCGTTGAGGATGCCACTGAATCCTTTGACCGCTTCATTGACAAGAAAGAAGCACTTGATCATGCAGAGTTGTTAACTAGGCAGAAGGTAGGCTTTCAGTGCCGAACTCAATTACCTGAAGACAAGGCCCGTAAACTTTGGGCTGAAACTATCAGCAAGATCAGAACAAAGATTGCTAACGGTGAAATTACTCCACCAGATCCGAAGGCTAAGCGAATCGAAACACCGGATAAGATGAAAGAAACGCTTACACCGGAACAACACAACCAGCAGCTTGACCGCAAGATTGACGAATTTCTTGATAAAGGGATTAAGTTGATTGGGCCATTTAAAACTAGATATGAGGAAAGAAGTAAATGATTCATTATCACGGAGGGCCAATTACGCCTGATACATGCGCAATCAAAGCCTGGAAAGGCAGGCATGCTTTTATAAGTTTCGCTCACCACGGTCAATTAAGGTTGGCTAGTGAGATTTGTCAGAGTTTCGCGCTCGACAATGGCGCGTTTACATTTTGGAAAACAGGGAAGGAGATTGACTGGTGCGAGTACCACAATTTTATCCGTGGCTGGAAGAATCATCCCCGTTTCGACTTTGCGATAATTCCTGATGTTATAGACGGAGGCGAATTAGAAAACGACGCACTAATAGAAGATTGGCCTCACGGCGTGGCTAGTGGTGCACCAGTTTGGCACATGAACGAATCAGAAGATCGCTTTATACGCCTTTGCAATGAGTGGCCAAGAGTAGCAATCGGTTCTTGCGGAGAATATGACATTACTAAAAACCCAACAGGATGCGTACTCAGAATTAAGGACATTATTCGCCATGTGGTTGACGAAATCGGCTACCCTATTGCTAAATTGCACATGCTACGAGGTTTAAATAAAAACGTATTTACAAAGCTACCATTTGCTTCAGCCGACTCTACAAATGTCGCTAGAAACATTGGTATAGATAAGAATTGGAGAGGTACATACCAGCCACAATCAAAGGAAACGAGAGCTTCGATACTTGTGGAGAGAATAGAATATTACAACTCAGCATCGTCACTAATCTATGACGAAAAATCAGATAAAATCTCTGTTCAATTAGGGTTTGATATATGAAAAAGAAAAGCATGGGAGATTCATGGCGCACACCGCCAGAAGTGTTTAACACTCTAAATCGTGAGTTTGGTTTTATTGCTGATATGGCAAGTTCGCACGAAAACGCGCTTTGTGATCTTCACTTCACTGAAGAAGATGATTCTCTTTCCCTGGATTGGGCCAAAGAGATAGATAAGCGCTACGCCTTCATAGGTCATAATTATGTTTGGTTAAATTGCCCGTATAGCAATCCTATGCCGTGGGTGAAGAAGTCGCTTGAAGCTCAAGCTGGTGGCCTTGGTGTTGTTATGCTGCTTAACGATGACACTAGCGTGGGTTGGTTTGCTGAAGCTTTGAAAGGTGTTAGCGAGATCCGCCACATAGTCGCCGATGCTACGCCAGAAGGTAAGCGCGAGTATTCAACCGGGCGAATTGCTTTTTTGGATGGTGAAGGCAAGCCGATACCAGGAAATAACAAGCCTCAGTTTGTACTTGTGTTTAACCCATTCAAGATAGGCGCACAGGTAACGAGCTATGTTAAGAAGTCCGAATTATACGGCGCATAAAAAAAGCCCTAACCAATACGGCTAGGGCAGTTCAAAGTAGAAAAGGAAGTAATAACATGCAATACACAAAAACGGTGACACTGGATATTAACGGCTCAGAAGTAGAAGCTGAACTTACGTTTAATCATACACCATTTTCACCAGGTTTCTATAGTGGACCGCCAGAAGATTGCTATCCATGCGAACCGGAAGAGTACGAGCTCCTTAAGTTAGTGGCTGAAGATAACGATTGCTCTTGGATGCTTGAGCATGTCGGTGACAGCCTAATTGAACAGATAGGTGATGATAATGGCTAAAGAATTTGTTTTGATTAAGGTCAATAACGGCTTTGCCTATGCTACCGATTCAGACCGGGAAGCGGCGGCAGGCTGGAAGATAGGCCAGGCGATCAAGATTAACGCCACTCAACAAAGCGCCAGATCACTTGCTTATCATCAAAGGTACTGGGCCGGGCTTATCGCTTTGACGTTTGAGTATTGGGAACCGGACCAGGGAATGACCACCGAAGCGGAAAGAATGCTGATCGCTAAGTTCTGTAAGGTGCTTGACGACAACGGCGGCGGCGGTGAAGTGGCGCACTGGGGCGATCAGTTCCTTGCTACTTTAAGCCAAAACAGAGCGCAAAAAATCCAGGCACCAAACAAGACCAAGGAAGCGCTTCACGACTGGATTAAAGAACAGGCTGGTTATTTCGATGTGGAGATCACGCCTACCGGACCAAGGCGCAAACTTAAATCAATCAACTTCAATGCAATGTCAGAGGAACAATTCAGAGACTATTACAAGGCCGCCTTCAATGTTTGCTGGCGTTACGTCCTGGCTAAGCCTTTTAACGATGAAGTTACGGCTCACAATGCAATCTCACAATTACTAAGCGTAGGGTAACTATGGCAAATTCAAAACGGAAGTGTACGCACTGCAAGGACCGCTATCCAACTGAGCAGGGAATTAAAACCCCGGCAGGCTGGTTTTGCTGTATCGACCATGCAATAGCTCATTCGCGAAAGCTTCAGGAGCGCACCAGGACGAAGCAAATCAACAAAGCCAAGCAAGTACAAGCGAAAGAGGATAAAGACTCACGAGCAGCCAGCAAGGAAGCAAAAAGGCGCGATCTGAAGTGGCAACACGGATTAACTCAGAAGTCATTTAACAAAATGCGCGTACTTGAGGAAAAATTGTGGTTCCAGGAAAGAGGTTTAGAGCCTGAATGTATTAGCTGTGGCCGACCTATTGGTGGTGATCAGTGGTGCTGTGGTCACTTTAAAACTCGCGGCGCTCAGTCAGGCTTACGCTATGACAGAAAGAACACATTCCTTCAGCATAACCACCGATGCAATATGAACTTATCAGGCGATATATCCGGCACTAAAACAACCAGGGGATACAAGCAAGGTTTGATTGATAGGTTTGGAGAGGATGAAGGGCAGGCAATTATAGATTACTGTGAGACTCATTCTGATCCTATTAAATGGACATGGGAAGAGTTAGAAAAAATGCGCTCATCTTTCAATAAGCGCATTCGTGAACTAGAAATTTCGTTTTAGCGCCTTTTAAGTTGTCATACGCTTCCACTCGCCAGCGCCAGTTCCGTATGACTTCCACCAGCTTGTATCAGCAAGGTGAACCAACTCTTCTCCGGGGAACCTTGCAATAAATCCAGAAACATCAGGGAATGGTTGCCCTGAAGATATTGTTCTTATGCCATATTTTGAAAGTTCTGTTGCTCCGTTTTTAAGAATATTATCCTTAAATATAACAACGGCCCCTGAAAACAACTCAGTATCCAACCCGCCAGTTCCGAACAGCACATTCCCTGTCACAACACACTCGTTGCCAGGAGCGTTAATTCTAAGAGCAGAACTCACAGACTCGACCTGATTATTTATAATCTGGCATTCTGTCGGATCACCAAAATAAATACCTCTAGTTGCAACTCCTTTAACAATGTTTCCAGACACAATGATGTTATTTACAGGCGTTGTTGATGCGATAATTCCGTTGTTACCAGAGGCAGAAGGTGAGGAAATGTATCCAGTAACGTGATTGTTTGAAATTATTGAGTCATCAAGATTTGATGCCAGAATGCAGTCTCCTGAACATTCATATATTTTATTACCGCTAACAATAAGGTTTGATGCCCTTGAAATGCTAATCCCTCGCTCTGCGACATTTGCACCGCGAAGCGGGAAACCGATTCTTCGCATGTTGTTATTTACAATATGAAGGTTTGTAGGGTTTGAGCCGCCGCCAAAGTCTTCAACGGTAATCCCGTTGCCACAATCAACAATCGTGTTTGCTTCAACAATACAGTTTGCCGAAAATCGTTTAATACCTATTCCGCCAAAAGGGGCGTTCTTACAAATGTTATTTGAAACAATTGACTCACCCAAACCTTCTAAGTCACCAGCGTTAACGTAGATGCATAAGTCTCTCGCTCCTTCAATGTAATTGTTTTTACAAAATGCTCTTGTTGCACCAGAAAACATGATCCCAGTATCTATGGCATTAAAAAGAACGCAATTTATAACTTTGCTTCTAAATCCCGTGCATGTAATTGTATCGCAAACAACAGGAGCTGGATTATTAGAAGAATTTCCTTCTACAATCAGACCGTCATAAATAACTCGGTCTTCTCCAAGGTTATTTATTGGGTAGTAAGACAATCCAATATCAACAACCGTATTGTCCTTTATTTTTAAAACGCCACCAGCCCCTTTGAACGTTGTTTTTGAGTAAACTTTTAGCTGAGTAAAAATATACTCCTGATCAGTGGGCGAGGTTGGCACAATAACCGTATTATAACCACCTCGATCTCTTGCGTACTCAAGAGATTTCGTTATTTTGTCGTTATCATCAGTAGTTCCGTCACCAATAGCACCAAATTGTCGTATATTTATTTCTTCATTGAACAGGAGTTTAGCTTGAGTTTCAGGAGTGCTTATATAACTTCCTCCATCATCAGTTCCCGTTCCAGAAGCTACTATTTCATAGGTAGCCCCACCCCCGTCACTTGGCTCATAATATCCTAAAGTTTTAACCGCCATGCCAATAGATAGCGATACAACATCCCCTCCAGTTGTTGTTCCAGATTTAAGATCTTCTACATTTTTAAATACATAGTCAGTAATTAATGAAATGTCTTTTTTTGATAGGGATGATTCCTTACCTACAATTGAAGCGCAAATCTCATCTACACCAGTAGTAACAACAGCGTCTTGAATTATAATCGTAGTTTCACCAGCAGCGAAAGTTGACTCAACAACAGTAGAGTAAGAATACTCTGTGGTACCGTTATCTATTCTAACCTTTCTTTCTGGATCGTATTCATTGGTGAAGTTTCCATTTACCTTCAATGTTGTAGGGTTAACATAAGATGCAGTAAGGCAGTTTACCCATTCATTAGGCTGAGCAGATGAAACAGGATCGGAAGACCATATCTCATTGTCATTATCATCTTTTAACACCATCTTGTAAGAGCCGTCCAAATAAATATTTGCATAGCCCTCACCATTCAAGATAACCGGGTTAGTGTTTTCAACAACCTGATCTTCTGATTGATAAGTTGGTTTAGGTGCGTTTGTTCTGGCTTGGTATGTGTAAAGCTTACCGAAGGCCAACGGCTTTCCGTTACGGTCCCAAGCGTAAAACTTAGGGCCTATCATTGCGACTGCCATATTATTTCTCCTGTTTTGCTTCTCGTTTGGCCTTCTGTAAAGCCTGATTAGCTTGGTTATAGTACGTTTCAAATGCTTTATTGCGAGCAAGCCATAACTTATCCATTTGCTCACGCTTTTCTTTACCAGACAAATTTTTATCATATTTAATTTTCAGCTCAGCGGTTTTAATCCCTTCCTTACCATACATTAGCTTAATTAATTGATTCATAGAATCATTCAAGCCAAATAGAACTTCTTTCTCTTTGCCTGATAAACCATAAAATTTATCATCTTTAAACTTGCCAGTACCGCCTTGGCCTTTAATTTGTCGGCGAACGTCAACGGTTTGCTTAAAGGTTGACACTATTTTATCAGACTGCTCTTTTAGGTTAAAAAACTTCTCCATGTTTGCTGTTGCCGGGCGAACATCAGGAGTAAGGAATCGGCGTAAGAATACATTTTCTGATAGCTTGCGATCTGGCTTTTCGCCAAACTTCGATTCATCCCAAAGAAGGTGATCTGTACCAGCCATTAAGTACCCACCAAGATAACCAGTGTACGCCTTAAACATGTGCTCAGCCTTAATAGGGCTAACCCCCAAAGCCTCACCCATGCGAACAAAGGTTTCACTTGTGTTTGATGTGTACTGTTCAGGAGCCTCAACATCAGAAAGTGATTGCGGAACAACTGGCGCACCAGTCCACTTCTCGTTTCTAACCAGGTCCCACCACCCCGTCATCATTGCCGGAGTACCGTCAATCCCGTACATTTGCGTCATGGTCCATAACATACCGTCAGCAAACTCTTTACCCTTGTCATCTTCTACATACTTTGCAAATAGCTCAGGCATCGTTGCATAAACAAAACCAACATCATAAGGACGAGGAATTTTAACGAACTGACCGTCACCGATTTTAATATGCCAGTTAGTTCTTTTTTCGTAATCCGGTATTGCTTTGTAATCTTCGTCATCTTTATTCACCAAATAAAGGATCAGAGTCGGGACCGTAATACCAAGAAACGCCTTCATAGCCATAGCCGTAGGGTTTCCGTCATAACGCTTGCTTACTGCCGCCTCTCTAAATACACGATCCTGTGATTGAACCATCGCGTTTAGGAACGGAACTGTGCGAATGTAGCCAGTCAGGAACCTGTTAGCACCAAGAACACTAAAGTCAGTTGAGATCTCTCTCGCATCAAAACCAGCGTCCATATCAGACTTCATGTTTTTCTTGGCAAGTCTGTATTCACCAATACGAGTGCCATATTCAAAAGCACTAGCTAAGTTATCAATGCTGCTTAGTAATCTTTCAGGACCAGTCATCACGCCAAACTCATCAAGCTTAACTCTTCGCCTTGCCTGGCTGTCACGAGTAGCACCTTCTAGGCGGCTAGAGTGACCACCACCGGAGCGAATAAAGTCCTGGTAATATTTGTCTTTAGCTAAAAACGAATACATACCCTGGAATGAGCTGATAAACGGCTTGAAGTTGTTCTTACTAAGGAACGTTGCGCCAACTGTATCACGCACCAGGTTAGCCCCGGTGAACTCAATACCTAGCGTAATGGTACGGGTAAAGAAGTTTTTAACCCCGAACATAACATTCATAAACGAGCTGTAGCTTTCAGGGTTCATTGACATAAGCATTTCTTGAAGTAGCGGATCTTGCACTTCGTAATACTTAGGCTTGCCGTTGATGATCACTGAATCAACGATATTACCCGACTCGTTAACGCGAGGCGCAACGCCGTGTTGCCAGAAAGTAAGAAGCTCTTTACTAGCCAAATCAAGATCGCCTTCTATCTCAATCCCGTTAGCCTCAAGCACTTTACTGATCTTAGCTTGCATTTCATCAGCGTAAACCTGAACAGGCTTAGAGTCCGGCGCTATCCTGGTTGCAAAAATTGCCCCGTCTTTATGGCCTGAAATATATTGATAAAGTCTTTGCTTAGCTCGGTTATTTAATGCCGATCGGACGTTGGCCGTTATGCCGTCTTGAATGTTCACCAAAATATCATTCAGGTTAGCGGTGCCACCTTTAAGTTTTTGGAATCCGGCACTAGCCGCACCTTTACCACCAGCAAGCTGATCGCGGATGCGGTTGAAAGGAACATAGTCTTTATTCATTGACTGCATTGTTTTACGACCTTCAGGCGTAACCATTCCGGCTTCTTCGTAAAAGTCCATCATGCGATCATTAAACTGTTGGTACTCTTTCTGGATAGACTCAAACACCGGGTAATCTTTACCAAGGCGAGCCCATTCCTTAGCGGTTTCTTTAGGGATCAAGTTTTCACGCCTCTGTCGGTGAAGCTCTAACGCTCGGCGACCAGCAAAGTAACGCATTAGCAAATCAATCTTCTGATCGCCTTCATGTTCAGGCTTTAGCTTGATTGTTTTAACTGGTTCCATCACTTCATGTAAGCTTTTGCCGCTACGCTTCAGATCGCCATTTTCGTCAAACTGAACGGTGCCATAGTTAAGAATGTAATCAGAGATACCTTCCGCGCCACCGTTAGCAATCCTGAATTGCTTCCAGGCTGACTCTTCAACGGTGCCAATTTTACGGGTTAGCTCTTGCTCAACCTTTCTTGCTGCATGGAATCGGTCAATAACTTGTTGGCGAATACGCGAGTCACGGCGATAAGCCCACTCATTAAAACGTTGCTTGAATGAAACGTCTTGACCAATTAACGCCTGGCCTAACTTATCAGGCCCTTGAAAGTAGAACTTGTGCATTAGGTCCTGCATATCACGCATAGGATTAAGCAGCTTACGATCACGCGCTAACTCATTGGTAAACGCATCATAGAACTTAGGCGCTCTTAATTGTGCTTCATTGGCATTCGTTAGCCATAGGCGCACAAACTCAGCAAACCCTTCAATTTTTTCAATCTTCGGATCAGCATCGGTATAGCTAAGCGCGGCCACTTCATTAGAATACTTCGGATCTTTATAAAGCTTTTGGAAGTTAGGCAAAGTGATATTTGAATACACATCAAGATAGTGGGCCATTTCATGCGCCAACACTTCAACGTCATTCTTGCGGCGCGTTCTGATCTCACCAACGTTAGGACGATAAAAACCTTCAGCAGACTTACCTTTGATTTTGCCAAAGTAAATACGGCGGCCAGTGATTTTAATCAGCTTACTCATGATCGGCTCAATGCGTTGCGGCGAATCAGGTATCTTTAACTTTCTGCCTTCAATGGTTACAAAGTCACGGCGCTCAGGTATCCCGGTTGAACGGAACATGCCAATGAAGTTATGACCAGGTGCATGAAATACACGCTCACCGTCTTTCGGTGTAGGTGAAACCTTGCTGTCATCCATCTTGTAGTTAAGCGTGTTAGTGTCGTTTTTCTCAATCGTCACCATTACAGTGTTAACGCCAGTCGAACGCTCAGAACCTTTAAAACTACCCTCAGGCAAGTCTTCAATGTAACTGCCAGCATCATCAAGCCACTCACGGAACTCAACCGCTTTCTTGCGTGAGTTCTTCACGCCAGCGCCCATGATAGCCACAAGTTTTCCACCAGGTTTTAACAGATCATAAGCATGTTTTACATGGTCAATATCTTGGAAGTTTTCAAATGGTGGATTCATTACAATGCGATCATACTGCTTGCCGGAGTATTCAAGGAAGTCATTACCAACAACGTTATAGCCTTTCACCTCAAGCAATGAAGCAAGTGAAGTGTTGTATTCAACAACATCAAGCGAGGCATCAGGCGCGGAAACCATGATCTGATCTGCAATATTACCCTTGCCAGCGGAAGGCTCTAAAACCTCATGCCCTGGTTTAATGTCTGCATAGTCAATCATCTGATCAACTAATGGCGTAGGAGTAGGAAAGAAGCCTTCAATCTTCTTGCCAACCAAATCACGCTCAAGCTTTTTAACCGGGTCCTCTTGTCGCTTAGCCACTCGAAGAGAATCAAGCTCACGAATAGCGGCGCGTAGTTGCTCACCAGTAGAGATACCCAACTTTCCTAATCGGTTTAAAGTGGCAACCTGATCCGGTAGCCAGCTAAGAGAATAAGCCTCCAACAATCCGGCTTTGTTTGCGGCCATGATCTTGTCACCCTGTTCTTTTGTAAGCTTACGAAGTGAATCACGCTTGCCTTTTGGCAACTTGCGAAGATCAGCAGATAGGCGAGCATAACCGCGCTTACCTTTTAAGGTGTCGGCTACACGCTCAATAATACCGCTATCAAGCTCGATACCAGGGAAATCAACAAGGTTAATGTAGTCGTCAACCGTTACGCCTTCTTTTAACGGTCGGCTAATTGAGTACCCATCAAACGAACCTTGCTCATACAAGTCATTAGGTATTGCACGCTTCTGAATGGTGATCAGCTCTTCAAGTTGTGTGACCTGGCTCATTTGTCCCAAGTGCTTAACTTCACCTTCCTGAAGCTTAACGGCGATATTGCGAACCGTCTTAGCTAAAGCTAGTTGCTTCTCAGCTCTCTCAGTGGCGTTAGCAGCCATTGAAGCGCGTCTTGCTGTGTTAGATTGTCTTGGTCGGTTAATCTCTTCTGTGGCCTTGGCTTCCATCTTTTCAGCCATGTTTAGAAGATTGTCAGCGTTCTTTGACTGCTTAACTTCAGCTTTGGCTTCTGCAAAGTCGCTTTTATCCACATCTTTGCCAGATAGCAACTGTTCAAACTGATCAGCCGCTTCAACCGTTTTAAATTGAAAGCCTGGTATCGCGTCACCTTTTGAGTAAGAAGAGTAATAGCCGCCTAGCTGCTTAGCCTTTCCGCTTAACTCTCTGAACTGCTCTTTAGGTACACGGCCTACCATTTTGACCACAAACAGATCCGCACCTGTTTTAGTGTGCTTAGTTTGCGCTCGCTCAGTGGTTACAGCTTCAGCTTCAGCTTTGACAACATCAGACTTCACTTCTGCCATTGATTCAGCAACTAGCTCGTCATAAGCGGCCAACTGTTCAGGGCTCATTTTGTCTTTACCGCGAACACGAATGAACTCTTTAAACTCTGGCAAGGTTTCAGGGTTAGATAGTGACTTAACAAACTCGTCTTTACGCTGCTTCATTTGAGCGCGGTATTCACGTTGCTTCTCATAAGCTGCATCAACATCGGCTTGAGTCTGCTTGTTAATTTTCTCCATCATTTGTTGTTCGTAGGTTTTTGAACCGCCGAAGATGGTAAACGTAGCGTCACCAATAACGTGCTGTGCAAGCATTCGCTCATACGCACTCTTAACCATTTGTGGCTTTTTGAGATCAGTACGTGGCGAGTGAGTTATCTCTTGAAGCATTGCCTTGGTGAACTTGCGATCACTCAACTTGGCTATGATAGCGTCCTTGTTTTTAACCAAGCTTTCAGCATCAGCTTTAATTTCGGAAACAGTAGCGGTTTGATTGGCTACCGATTCCATGAAAGAACGATAAGCTTGCGCTGGCTCAGTGGCGTAGTCTGCTTTAGGTGCTGGTACTTTATCGGCATCGGTTAAGTCTTTACCTTTCTTCCTACTAACAGATTCGACAACTTCAGACATTGGCTTAGTTGGCTTTTTAACTGGCTCCGGCTTATCAGCTTTAACGATAGAGCCAAAGTCATGCCAAACGCCTTTAATTTTGGCTTGCTGATTAGCTTGAGAAATACCTTCAATTTCACCACCATCAAAGAAGGTTCCTTTTTTGTCACTCTTCACTGCCTTGGCATATTCGCCGCGAGTAAATGACTGCTCAGCCGGACCGCCTTCACTATCTTTAGCGTTCCAGTTGGTAAAGGTGTCTTTCTCTTTAGGTGAAGGTTGCGCCGCTGGCTCTGGTGTTGGTGCTTTAGCTTCTTCCGTGATCGCTGGCTTCTCATCAGTTACCGCCTTTTCAGGTTGAGCTTTAAGCTCTTGGGTTAACTTAGGGTTAGTGTGCCAGTTTTGCCAATCACGCTTTTGCTCTTTCAGTTCAGCAATACGGGCCTTGATAGCTTCAGGGTTCTTAACGTCAACGCCTTCTTTAGCGGCTAACTCTGGTCGTTTAGCTGCGCCCTGTACCGCCGACAAAGTTTTTTGAATTTCGTTTTGCTTCTTAACTGCTGCTTTCGCCAGGTTTTCAGCTTCGACCATAGCCGAGTCATCAAAGCCAAACAGATCACCGCTTTGCTGCGCGGTTTCGTCCGTCATGGTTTTAACGGCTTTAACCATGTTCTCAGCTACGGCAATCGTTTTGCCTTCTTGAATAGCCTTAATGCCTACAGCTTGCAAGGCTTCATTGCGTGGTGCCGCTTCAGCTATACGAGTAGCAGCCTCATCAGTTAGCTGATCGTTTCGGTGGCTGGTAATGAGCGCATCACTTCCTTCAGTTGCGATTGTGAAAGCCCGTTTGCCCGTCTGCCTTGCCAGTATTCCTTGTGACTCTGCTTCTTGTTTTCTTGGTTTTGTTGCTTTGATGAAATCGACATAATCTTTTACCTTACCTTGACCTTCACGAATATTAAGCATGGCATCAAGCACAGCCGCCTGATCTGCTCCGAAACCTTCAGACTCATAATGATATTGAGCCGGGATTGTTTTTTCTCCACTGCGTTCAGCTAAGTCTAAACGGTGGCGACCGCTGATCACTTCTTTGCGACCATCTTCACGGACCCATATTTGAACAGGAGCAACGCCAGTTCTTTCAAACTTACCGCCTAATGGCTCAACAACTCCTTTAACGTTAGCGCCTTCTTTGAATTGAGGAACGTCTTCACTAATGGTTATTTCTTCAATCGGTGCCTCAACAACTTCTTTACCAACGATTTGTTGTTTAACTGGCTTCTCTTCAGGTAACTCAAGCGCGACAGGCTCTTGCTCAGTAGTTTGAGTCTTATCAATTTCAAACTCTTGCTTAACAACTGGCTTGGCTGGCTCAGGCTTGGCTTGCGCCTCTTTTGCTTTAAGCTCTTGTTTTTGTTGTTGTTTTTGCTCATTTTGTATTTGGGCTTGATCAGGTGATAGCGCTTCAATAGCTGCTTGTTCAGTACCTACAACCTCAGTTGCTTCAATGTCTTTTTCAAGCTGCTTAGCAATAACCTTTTCAGGTGAATAGTTGATCTCGTTAGCGGTAGCCATAACACCGCCGCCAGTACCACCAAATACACCGCCAGCAACAGCGCCAGCCGCAGCCTGATCAAGCGCCTCCTTCCAATCCATTGCAACGTCAGTGCCGTAACGCTCACCAACATATTCAATCATGCCTTCCTGAATTGCTTCAGTGGCCGCTTCTTTGGTCATGGCTTTGCCGCCAGCAGCAGCAACACGTTTAGTAGAATTTAAAATACCAGCCTTCAAGATCTCTTTCCCGATCTCTTCTTTGCCAGCCTGGGTAATGCCTTTAGCACCGATACGCTCAAGCAATGAAGCGGCAACGGCAAAAGGCGCGGCCTCGAGTACATCTTCAAGCTCAGCGCTTTCCTTG